TTAAGTAGCTTATCAATCTGCTTAACATGCTAAGCGCCAGATTCCACCATGCCCCGCACTAGCGGGGTTTTTTACGGGCAAAAACATGAATTACATCGAATTCCTTAAGGGAAAAATCAAGCTCGCTGAGTTCGGCGGGTTTGAGGTGGCAGACAGCGATATCAACCCGATATTGAAGCCGCATCAGCGCGCTATCGTTCGATGGGCGGTGCGTGGCGGCAATCGCGCCATTTTCGCCGCGTTCGGTCTGGGCAAGTCGGTGATGCAGATCGAAACACTGCGCCTGATTCATTCCCGTGCTGGCGGCAAAGTGCTGGTCTGTGCTCCTCTCGGTGTGCGTCAAGAGTTCCGCCGTGATGGCCAGATGCTGGGCGTGGACTTCAAGTTCATCCGCACGCCGGAAGAAATGGACGAACATTGCGACTTCTACCTGACGAACTACGAAAGCATCCGCGACGGCAAGCTAGACCCGAACTTGTTCACCGCCGTCAGTCTGGATGAAGCCAGCGTGCTGCGCAGCTTCGGCAGCAAGACCTATCAAACGTTTTTGGATTTGTTCAAAAGCGTCAAATACCGGTTTGTCGCAACGGCCACACCCAGCCCGAACCGCTATAAGGAGCTGATCCACTATGCTGGTTTTCTCGGCATCATGGACACCGGCCAAGCGCTTACACGGTTCTTCCAGCGTGATAGCACGCAAGCCAACAACCTGACGCTGTACCCACATAAAGAGCGTGAGTTCTGGTTGTGGCTGAATAGCTGGGCCATCTTTCTGCAACGACCGTCTGATCTGGGTTATGACGACACCGGCTATGACCTGCCAGAACTGAAAGTCATTGTCCACGAAGTCGAATCAGACTATGACAAAGCCGGGTTCGAGAAAGACGGCCAGGGGATGCTGTTCAAAAACATCTCGCTGGGCGTATCGCAAGCCAGCGGCGAGAAGCGCGACAGCCTGCCAGCCCGTGTCAACAAGATGGCTGAGATTGTGCGCAACGATCCCGATAGCAGCTACATCCTATGGCATGACCTTGAGGACGAGCGCCGCGCCATTCAGGACGCATTACCGGAAGCCGTCAGCATCTACGGTTCGCAAGACCTGGACTTGCGCGAACAATCCATCGTCGATTTCAGCGATGGCAAATTCAAGTACCTAAGCGCCAAGCCGGTGATTGCTGGCAGCGGCTGCAACTTCCAGCGCTTTTGCCACAAAGCCATCTTTGTTGGCATTGGCTTCAAGTTCAACGATTTCATTCAAGCCGTACACCGCATCCAGCGCTTTCTGCAAGCGCATCCGGTGGAGATCCACATCATCCATTCCGAAGCCGAGCGCGACGTGTTGCGCACGCTGATGGACAAGTGGCAACGGCATAAAGACATGGTGCACAACATGACCGAAGTGATTAAACAGCATGGCCTGAACAGCCTGAGCATGACTGACGTACTGGCCCGAACCATCGGCGTTGAACGCTTGGAAGTGACCGGCAAGGACTACAGAGTCGCCAACAATGATTGCGTGCTGGAAGCGATGAACATGGAAACCAATTCGGTTGACCTGATCATCACCAGCATCCCGTTTGCCAACCACTACGAATACACACCGAGTTACAACGATTTCGGCCACACCGAAAACAACGATCATTTCTGGCAGCAGATGGACTATCTAACGCCGGAACTGTTGCGCGTGCTGAAGCCTGGCCGCATGTACTGCTGCCACGTTAAAGACCGTATCTTGTTCGGCAACGTGACAGGCGCCGGGGCTCCGACTGTCAGCCCATTCCATGCCGAAGCGCTGTTCCACGCCAAGAAACACGGCTTTGACTACATGGGAATGATTACCGTGGTTACTGACGTTGTGCGGGAAAACAATCAGACCTACCGCCTTGGCTGGTCTGAGCAGTGCAAAGACGGCTCGAAGATGGGCGTTGGCTCGCCGGAGTACATCCTGCTGTTGCGCAAACCGCAGACCGACCGCAGCAAAGGCTATGCCGATGAGCCGGTGAAAAAATCCAAGGCCGACTACACCCGCGCCCAATGGCAGGTAGACGCTCATGCGTTCTGGCGTAGCAGCGGAAACAGGCAGATTACCGCCGAAGAACTGGCCGCGCTTGGCCCAGCAAAGCTGGCCAAGGCATTTACTGATTACAGCCTTGCCAATGTCTACGACTATGAATTTCACGTCCGCATCGGAAAGGAACTGGAATTGCGCGGGGCGCTTCCATCAACGTTCATGAGCCTGGCACCAGGCAGCCATGACGAAACCGTATGGCACGACGTCAACCGCATGCTGACCCTGAACGGCAACCAGTCGCAGAAGGGCTTGCAGCAGCATGTTTGCCCATTGCAAACCGATATCGTAGACAGGCTGATTACCCGCTACAGCAATCCCGGCGACTTGGTGCACGATCCATTCGGCGGCCTGATGACTGTGCCGTATCGGGCAGTTTTGAGCGGGCGCAAAGGCAGTGCCAGCGAACTTAATACCGGCTATTTCTTCGACGGATGCCAGTATCTGGCGGCAGCAGAAAAGCAGATGGATATGCCGGACTTATTCGCGGCAATCGACATGGAGCAAGCAGCATGATCCAAATGCAAATCATGATCGGCCAGTTGACTGGCGAGTACAACGTGCAGAAGCCGTCATTTACACGTCAATTCATCTACAGCGACAAAAACGCGCCTGTTAAGCGTGGAATGACAGTAGCGATGGCAGCAGACAAGGCAAAGCGGTCTGAAGAATCAATCCGCCGCTGCAAAGCGTTGATTATCGATCGATACGCTGGGATTGAATGGACGCGCACACAGATATTGACGGACAGGTCTATTCAGTGCGGTCAAAACACGATTTACAACGCGGTCAAAGACATGCTTGCAGATGGTCAGGTTTACCTGGCTAGGCGAGCAGGCAGCGCAAGGTTTTTTATGGTTCGCGAACCAGATGCCGCATAGGGGCAAAACATGAACAGAGAGCAACGCCGCGCCGCAGCAAAGGCAAAACCGGGCCGCGTATTTAACAAGGCCGTAGCTGCAATGGCATTTAACACCCGTATTGCGCTGAACATGGTTGAAGACACTTCGGAAATTGACCAGGCAGAGCTTCTTAATGGTCCTCTTCTGCACCTTACCATGCTGCAGACCGGGAAGCTGACAGATGCCGGATTTATCGATATCAACGAAGCAAACTGCGCCGCATTTTGTTTGGCCGGAGAGCTTTACAGAAACGGTGACGCAGAAACACGCCGCCAGCTGAACGAAACCACAATCATCTACACAACAGCAGCAGATGCATTAGCTGCTATTGGCACACGTTGCATGCGTACAAATCGCTACGGCGCAACCGGAGATGAGTTGCAAGCAGTCAGAACATCGCTGGATATGTATAGCCAGCTGATAGCCGTTGCGCCACGCGGTCTTGTACTTCGTGCGCTACGACAAGCGCAGAAGATGGTGACGGATCAGCTAAAGGCAGCGCAGAAGGCCAATAAACAGGAGCAAGCCGCATGACACGCGAAATTGACAACGCCTTGCTGATGCACGGCGGAACAGATGAGATTGATATCCCAGGCGCTGCGCTGCAGAAGATCATTAGCGATGCGCTCAAGCCGGATTGCGACGACCAGATTGCAACGCTGCGGCTGCAGAACGAGGCACTGGAAGAACACAACGCCAATCAGGCGCGGGAGATCGACAGCCTGAAGCTGGAAGTGCGCGAGCTGCGCGACCGTTTGCAGGGGAGGATTTACGAATGAACGCAGAACAGAAAAAGCGCATTGCGCACGAAATCAGCAATTGGCGGAATGCGCGCAACGATCATTCGGCACAGCTTACTGGCGACCGCATGGCCGCCCTGCTGCAAGAGCTGGTGGACGCGCCGGAGCCTGAGCCGGTGGCCCGCGTGACTGGCTACTACGCCGGGTATCTGTCGATTGCAACGGTAGACGGGAGGGTGTTGCCTGCTGGCACGGCGTTGTATGCCGCCCCGCCACACCAATCCGAGCACCACCTCGAAATGGTCAACACGCCAGCGCCGGCAGATGTGGTGCGGCGGAAAGAATGCGAGCGGTGGCTGCAATCGGCTGACCTTGAGTGGCTAGTTATTTTTGGTATGCAAGCTGACGACTGCGATGCCGATGGGCACACACTGTCAAAGGATCGTGTGCGCAGACTGTGCGAACTGGGTGTGTTGCGCAGTGTCGGCTTTGGTCGGTGCGAAATGACGGCGTTCGGTCATGCGCTGTTTGATGAGCACTGGGAGCAAGGAATTACGTTGCCGCTGCGCACGCATGCAGAGCATAACGCCGCCATGAGCGAGAAAGGCGGTGCGTGATGAAACATAAATACCAAATTGGATCGTGGATCTGCTTTGTTGATTACTGTGCTCCGGCTCATTTAAACATAGACGAAGTTTGCTATCTGGTAGAAATGGATTCCCACCCGGTATCAACTCCAGGGTATGTGACAAGAGGTGGAAAAAGAGTGCAGGAGCGCGAAATTTTGGAAGCTAGAGAGAAAGGCCAATCATGACCAAATGGAAACTTGTGCCGGTTGAGCCGACACCAGAAATGATCGACGCATGGAACAACGATGACAGTGACGAGTTTAGCCACGCTTACCGCGCCATGCTCGAAGCCGCCCCGCAGCCGCCGAAGTTGAGCGATGCGGATATTAATCTGATTGCGTACAACATAGACGAAGGCGACTGGAACGATCTTCGCTTTCGTAATGCGTGGCACGAAGGATTCTTGCGCGGGTTCAAAGAGGCGAAGTGCGAATTACTTGGAGGCGAGCATGAGTGATCGCGATCCGATTTGGGACGCTCTAAAACAGCACAAAAAGGCGAAGTTTGACGCTGATAGAAAACAATTCTTGACGCAAGCAAATCAACAAGACGATGGCGGATGGACAAAGCACACTGAATTTCACTGGTCGCGGATAGTTGGCGGTGATCGGTTGGACTACTGGCCGAGCCGGAAGAAATACCAATATCGAGGAAAAATTATGCGCGGCGATGTGATGAAGGTTGTCCGCGCAGCAGCGGAAACAGGAAAGGCGATGCTATGAAAGACCTATCAGAAGCCCGTCGCATCGTTGAGCATCAGCGCGGGGAGATTGAGTGGCTTGAGCACAGATCAAGGATCGTTTATTTGATGTTGAAATATCAGATCGACGTACATTTCCGTGTTGTTGGCAAACATCGCGTCGAGGCAATTGCTCCCGGATGCGAGCCAGCCATTGTGCATACAAGCCTGACCACCAGCTTTCCCGAGGCGCTGAGCCAGGCTGTGGAGCATGCTGCAATATCGGTAGAGGACAAGATGGTCAGGATTCGACCGTGTACCAGCTAACCCATAACGGCCACCCCATCGGCAAGCCGCACCCGCACCGCATCACCTGTTATATCGAAGCGGTAGAGCGCGGGCTGATTGCGCGTGGGCAGGGCCGATACTGGGCGTGGGGCGTGAAGATCGAACAAGTTAAGGAGCAGAAAAAATGACCGCACTACACGCTCTGCGCATCGCCGCAGCAGAACAACCGGAAGGCGATCTGAAGCGCCTGTTGACATGGGCCGAACTACACATCGGCGACCAGTACGAACGCATCTGCGAACTTGAGGATGAGCTGAAGCAAGCCGATACAGAAAACCAGCGCCGCGCCAACGCACTCAACGCCATCCGCGCCGCACTGGGCGAACTTGGCGAAGTCATCCTGAAAGAGAATTTCAGCTGGCCGTCCGATGCTTTCGCCAAAGACCTCAGCAGCTGGCGCAATGTGCTGGATGTCTACGGCTACAAGCCGGACGGCTCCGTCAAAAAAGCCAAACATAAAAAGGAAGCCGCATGACCGCACCCCGCATATCCATGCCGGAAGGCAAGCCTGAAGCTGGCACAGTATTTTTCGTCTACCGCGCCAAGGTAGACTCCGGCAGCAGCATCCACACCGCTGGCGAAATCAGCGAAGAACAACACAAGGCGATTGCGCTGATCCTGCAGGGCAAAACCGCTATTTATGAGGGGCAGCCATGAGCGAGCACACCCCAGAACCGTGGGACGGAAAAGAAATTCCTTTAACTGCCGCCGGATTGGCTCGCGCTGGGCTTGGTATCGTTTTTACGAACCATCCAGCCACTAGAGATGAAGCAGAGGCCAACGCCCGCCGGATTGTGGACTGTATCAATGCATGCGCTGGAGTGCCGAATGATTGGCTGGAAAGCGCATTACCGGGGAGTTTACAAAACGCCCGCGATGAACGAGACATGTACAAACAGCAACGCGACAAGCTGCTGGCGGCGCTGACTGAAATAGCAGAGTTGGACATATTAAAACACCACCACGCCTACGCTATCGCCAAAGGCGCAATCGAAGAAATAGAGGCGTTGAAATGACAAAGCCGGGTTGCCCCGGCTTTTTTATTTGTTATCGCTCGAAGGTTTTGCCGCATCTGACCTAAGCCGCTCAACCTCATTCTGCAGCTCGACGATCTGAACCTGCAGCTTTACAGCCTCGTCCATAGCCTGGTTGCGCTGCTGCGACATTGCGTGGAGTGCGATATTAAGCTGAGTCTCGTTCATGTGATTCCTTACACGTTGAAGCACGCTATTTTATATTGCGCGCCATTGATGGAAATAGTCAAATAAGTCTGCGGAAATGATGGCATAGAACTAGCCGCGCCTGGTGATGCTGTGCTCGATACCGTTGAGTTGAAAAAATTTACAACTCCGTTAAGGTTTGGCTTATTGCTGATATAAGTGTTTGTTCCGTCGATAGCAATTACATCTGTTCCACCTGTTCTGTAGTACAGATAGCTTCCGCTATGATACCAGTACGAACCTGATCCAACACCGCCAAACCATAGCGCCCCGCTAGTAGGCAAGCTCACTCCACCCTGGCAATCTACAGGCTTACGGAATATATATGCGGTGCTGCTTGCCTCAGCGATAAGAGAGTTCCCGACAAACGTCTGTAGCGTGCTGAGTTGCTGCGAATGCTGCATGTACGTATCACCAAGCACGTTCCCCCACAACGACACACCGGCAATATCTGCAGAATAATGGCTGTTGAAATATAAACGATGCCCAGCTCGCATTTGTATAGCGGCCTGACCAAACGACGAGAAATCACCCATCGTCAAATTCAGGCCCGTTTTAAATTTGCCGACCACTGACATTGCAGAATCAACAGGCTTTGTCCCCTCGCTCTTATATACTGCGCCAAGCCACGTATTACCATACGGAGTGACTGTCTCGTTCGTTACTGTTACTGACGCTCCAGAACTAAATGTTGCCCCAAGAACATTCCCTAGCGTTATTGTTGTTCCTGAGACGTTTGATACAGTGTTGACGCTGTACGACGCACCGTTTGTAATCGTCAGAACTGACGCGCCAGCAACAATGCCAGATGCGCTTGCTACGGATATGCTTGTTGCGCCTGCAGATGCGCCTGCAGATAGCGTTGTCCGCAGTGACTGAGCTTGATATACAACAGCAGCGCCAGCAGAGTAGGCGTACTGCAAACCAGAAAACAGGTTAACTGTTGTGCCAGACACAGATGATATATAGATCGTTTCCGTTGCTGTTGCGCTAGTGATTGTTACCGACCCTCCGGATGCGAGGAACCCAGTTGCACTTGTAACGCTGATACTGGTTGCGCCAATAGACGCTCCAGCAGATAGCGTCGTGTTAATTGCAGCCCTTGTGTCAGACGTCCGGTTAAAACTCCATACCTGCCCGATTGCAGAAATATCCGACGAACCGAGATATGTTGTATCGAGCAAATTAAATTCTGTCCCGGTCAAATACACGCCCGCCGCGCCGCCGTACAAATCTCCACCAATCACGCCACCTGTTGACGTTGCAAAATAGTGCTTCTGCCCAGGCTGACGATTACTTGTACCCCATACAGCCATGCGACCGGTCCAACAATACGAATCGCCGCCGCCGTAATGATTCACCTCAGAGAAGTGATGCTGGTTCATGGTGCGAAGATTTGCGGTTACTTTGTCACCGGCAACATATGCGTTTGTTGTTGCTGGAGTAAAAGTAATTGTGTTGCCTGTTACGTTTGTTATTGTTTTTGTCTCAGTAACGCCTGACGGATTTGACCCAGTTGTGATGCCCATTGACGCGCCATTAATAAAACCACCTGGCACAGCGTTGACGACCAGACTGGTTGCGCCAACGCTGATGTTGGCCATAATGGTCGCATCGATTCCTGAGTTACCCGAAAAGTTCGAGAACCTGCCAAAATACGGTGTCGTCGGCGCATTGAAATAAAATGCACTCAGTCCATTACGGGCAGCAGATGACAAGGAATGGCTACTGACTTGCACATGCGAGATGTCTCCATCAATGCCATAGTTTGCTGCATCGATAGACGATGGGCCTGATGTGATGCTGCTGTACTCTTGCCCGTAATACTCGCCATCGAGGAACAGCCTTCCCTCTCCGTAATAGCGTTTTGTCAGGGTTACGCCATTCACCTTGTAATTGCCAGCAGGAAGGTAGAACACCTTAACGGCTGAAGCCTCGGCCGCCGTAAATGCGGCGCTATCATCTGTCGATCCGTCGCCAACTGCATTGTAAGGCGCCGCTTTGATAGATATAGCCAATGGCGCTGCAGCTCCGGCTTCTGCTGCCACCTCTTCGATTGCTGCCTGAACGTTGGTTGCCGAGATTGATCCAGACGGCGTAAAGCCAACATCACCGGCAATGACAACGCCAACAGAAGATGGTGACTTGTTCTCAAGCGCGGTTCCAGATGCGTTCCATCCGATAACCTGATTGGACTCTGCTGGAGGAAGTTCTGCGCTCGCTGTTGACCCTGGCGGAAGTGTAATTGACCGTCCAACCTCGTCTGCAATCTGCTGCAAGATCATCGTCTGGCGATCTTGGTCAAGGTCAAGGACGTCTGACGATAGCGTGCCGCCAAATGGATAATCTGTCGTGCGATCAATAGGCAACTCGCGCTTAAGCGTGACAACAGCGCCAGATGCGGGTGGAGACGCAAACGAAACAGTAACGCCGCCAGCATCGCCAACTCCAGAAACAGAATATCCACCTGTCTGCAGAACGCTGTTGATATACACCTTAACGTCGGTGGCTGTAAGCACCTTTGCCGCCAAGGCAAAAACAAATGTACTGCCGTTTGCCGTATACGATGCTGACGGGGTCTGCGCTGCAACTGTCATGTGATTATTCCTTGTCTGCCTTGTGCTCGATCTTGTCGGCCAAGCGGTTGAATGACTCTTTGTTTTCGTCCTGTATCTTGTCCAGCTTGCGGAATATCGCATCGGACAACGATTTCAGGTCGCCACGGAAATCAGCAAGCTGGCGGTGCATGTCGTCCTTTTTGACGTACTCAGCGACAAGCTGCAAGCTCAATTCGTTGCAGTACGTCCGCATGCTTTCTATGTTTGCTCGCGTCTCGTCCATCTGGTTGAACGAACGCTTCAGGAAAAATGCAATTATCGCAATTACAGCCCATGCAGCCAATTCTACAACCAGCCTGTAATCCATAATCGCTTTACTTTCAATGTGTTCTGTTGCTGGCATTTTAGTATGAAACTGTGGCCTCGTATTGCTGCTGGCCGCCAAAACTGGATTTGCGCTGCTGAGGATATGCGCCGCGCCCAATCCGTACCGGCTGCGCCAGGATCGCCCCGCTTGCCGAATCAATGAAGTCGTCCGGCCCGTCAACATCGGGGATAAAGTCGCGCATCTGTCCGATTGCCGGCGAGTTAAACACCTGTTCGTGCGCATACAACAAGTTCCCTGATAGTGGCGGCTCTAGCGCCGCAATGATTCGCTCGGACTTCTTGCCTTTCGCCGTGTGCTCGATAACTGCGCAGTGCGTACCAGCCAGCTTGCGGCGCAGGAATGCAGGAACGAATCCGCCTATGCCGTTAGTCTCGACGATGATGGCTGGCAGGCTAAACTCCATCGCCAGCTTTCTGGCTTGGTCGCATTGCGATTCAATTTCGCCAAGCAACTGGATGGCGCGGTGCCAGTACAAATAGCCCTTGTCATCCCCGAACACGATAGACAGCACAGACGCATCGCCTTTGGCCTTGCCGCTGGCAACATCCCAATATGCGCGAACGGTCGTGATTTTGGCAAAGCCGATCTCGCAGCGGATCGTGTTGTTCACTTCGGTGAATTTCGGTTCTACGTCATAGCAGCGAAGGCGATCAGGATTCAAACGTACGTCATGAATCGGCTTGGCTCGCAGCATGTACTGCGAATCCCACTCATTCAGCGAGAATGCCGCGCGACGACGAATCTTGACTTCTTCCCACGTGAACCGCTCCGGCCAAGCGCATTCAGAGTATGCATCCAGCAGCCCGGACATTGGCGAGGCGAATTCGATCACGTCTCCAACAATTCGGAAGTCCGTATCCTGCACAAGCGCACGATTTCCGTGAAAAACAATCAGATCGTCATGCGGGATTGTCAGTGGCCAATGCGTCACGTTGACGGCTTCTGCGTTGCGCTGGTTATGCTCGAACAGCGGAATCTTGAGCACGTCAGCGCCACGTCCCTCGACCTCGTTGTATATCGAGTCATGGCAGTGCGGCGTGCCGATGTAGAGCGTTTTTCCGCCAGGTACGAGGATGTATGTACCGTCTGACACCCGCATGCGCAGCTTCTCGCGCAAGTCAGCAGAAGCAATATTGCGCGGAACCTCAGCGTCATCCAGCACGATTTCATCGGCGCGAGAGCCTGTCACGTTCGACATGACGCCATAGGCCGACACAGATGCATTCCTGAAATCGTCTGCGCCAGACACCCAGAATTGATGTTCTGCTGGCTTCGCCTCCAGCATGCCTTGTGTCAGCGGGTGCCGCGTCAGCACGTCTCGCACGTCACGCGTTAGCTTTGTCGCAAGCGAGTCGTCAGCAGCCCAATCAAGAAAGCGTAGTCGCGGATTTTTCCAAAGCCGGTACGCCTCATAAACCGCAACGATTGTGGATTTGCTGGCACCACGGAAGATCATCAGCAGGCCTTCCGGACCGTAGCTGTCCAGCCAATCGCAGATGCGGATATGCAGGGCCGGAACCTTCCAGCCCTTTAGATCTCCCCACATCGCAAAGAATGTGGCGAAGTCGATGTCATCCTTGCTCATGGGTCAGGTTGTCCGGGAGGATTGCGCTAACCAGTCCGGCCACACCAACGCCAATTGCAATGATTGCCTCCTGCAATTCAGGCGTGATGTTCGCGCCGAACGACGTTGCCAGCAAAATCAGGCCAGCCCAGGTTGAACGCTCTTGCAATCGCTTGGTGATGTAGTTCATTTCCCGCCCTTTCTCGCAAACTCCACAATCTGACGCGCCCGGTCAACATCCTTCTGAGGATAGTTACCGGCGGCCCACTGATCCCGGCTCAATACGCCACGCTTCGCCGCGCTGTAAACGCCAAGCCGGTTCATCAGAAGCACCGTTGACGATGCGTTTTCCTTCTTTGCTTTCAGAGCCTTAACCTGTGATTCGTCAGCGTAATCAGTATCTTCTGATTGTATCACCACGTCCGCAACTTCACGGCACGCCATATCGACAAGCGAAGCCTCAAGGCTCTCCAGCGTCTCAAGTTGATCCTTTGTGACAAGGTTCTTCGTCCTAACCAGCTTATGCACATTTGACATTAATCAACCTCCCATGTGTTGGAAAAATCAGGCGCACGGTTTGGCATGGATTCGCCCGGACGCCACCAGTATTTATTCCCGGTTTGCTGAAACGTTCGCGCCTGCATCCGATTGAGATATCCGGGCGACAGAGATTCTTGAATGTCATGTGTCACGATGTGGTCAAACGCACCTCGGCTATACCAGAGCTTGGCGGCGGGATTGGCCTGATTAACCTGCCGGATCAAGTCTGCAGCCATGTCGTTGTAATCGACCGATCCACCTTCCATGCCCTTACGCATCGGCCTTGTGGCAATCTCTGCCGTGTTGAAGATATCGCCAAGCACCGGCCCGGCCACGAATTGCGCCATCTTGTTCTTGTCCATGAATAGCGCGTCGCCAGCGATGCCTAGCGCACCTCCTTTGAGCGCAGCACGCACCCAGAAATCGCCTTCTGTCACATCCTCCGGGTCTTTGCCGTTCAGCAGGTGATTGGCCTGCAGGATCAGCGCACCCATGATCGTCGTGCCACCGATGAAATGAGCCGCGAACGCAGCGCGCCCCCAGTTATCCATGCCACGCATACGCATGATGGTTTGCTCGATAATAGCGAATGGGAACTGCTTGAACTGCATCACCGCCGCCCACAACTCGCCGCGTGCTGTACCAGCCATTGCACGGTTGTTCATCAGCGATTTGATGTTAGCGCCAGGTTGCAGCACCGCCGCGCGGCTTTCACTGTCCACCGTTCCAAGCAGTTTTATTACAGCATCGTCGCGCATGTCTGCGGCAATTTTTGCATGCGTTTCTGGCTTGCCTGCAAATTCTCCAGGGAATGCCTGCTTCAGCGCGTCATCGCTGATTCCATATATCGAATCTGGCGTCAGGTAGTTTTTGCTGACATTGCCAAAGCTGTCTGGCTTTGCCAGCCGCCACACTTGCCAGTCGTCAGCGGTCACGCCAAGGCCGCGCAAGATGTCGCCGTCAGACCCGGTGATTTCGTCCAGCGTAGCGAACTTCTGCAGCTTTGCGCCAATCGCGTTTTGCATGGCCGCGCCGAACGCGGCAGATCGCGCCCGTGTTGCAATCGGCATCAGGCTCAGTTGCATGGTCGCGTCAGACAAGCCCTTAGTCCACCCGGCCCGCATCATCTGATGAACGTCACGGTATACGCTGTGCAGGTAGACTTCCGGAACAAGTCCAGCATTCTGCATCTGCACTTTCCGCGTTTCGTCTGTAGGGTCAAGATTCTTTAGCTGCTCAATCACCAAGTCTGCTCCGCTGATTTTGTTCAGCCGCGCATAAGCCTGGGCGTTTGCGTTATCCGTCAGCGACGATACCCATGATCCGCCCAGCTTGATCATCGACAGATTGCGCATTCCCTGCAGAAACTCTACAAATTTATTCGGGATTCGTGGCGGTCCACCGCTTCCGGCAATTTCCATCAGCGCGTATTGCGCCCGTTTGCTGGCGAGATCGAAGCTATTAACCTGCTTCCAGTCGCCAGACTCAGCCGCCGCCTTCCGCATTTCATCGCGTAACTTGTTGATAACAGAAGAAATATTGTTCTGATATCCTGGGCCTAGCGTCTTTGTGAGCGCGATATTCGACGCCATGCCTTCAATGTGATTTGCCATAGCAGACTGCATGGACATGCGCCCATATTTTCCCTGCATCGCCACATACGCATCAGCGTTCTTCATGTGCAGCACGCGCTCCGCCTTGCCACGGTTTTGAATCGACGTGATTTCCGACTGCTTGGAAAACGCGCCGCCTTCTGTCGTGATGTTCTTATAAGCGGATTCTAATACGCTAATAATCTGATTATCATCCATAATCAGGCCGGTTTCGTCGTCAACGTACCGACTGCGGTCTATCTGTTCGAGCATGTCAGCAACCCATTGCTTTTGCCCAACGTCGCGCATTAGCTTGCCATCCCACGATTGCGGCATGATCCAGTCGGCCAGCTTGCCGACGTCTCCTCCGTATCGGTTGAATTGCTGGCGCATTGACTCAGCAGCATCCAGCCATTTCCTTGCAAGCGGCTTCAGCTCGTTGTACTTTGCCATGAATTCAGGCGGGATTCCGCTAGCATCATCGAACAGCGCCTTAGTGAACAGGTATGAGTTTTGCGCATTCTCAATAAACCCCGTCGCATCCGTACCGATAGCGCGGTTGATTTCGTGAACCAGCGGAGAATACTTGCGGATCAGCGCGTTGCGGAATGATTCGGCAGACTGAATATTGCTCAGCCGGTCGGAGTGCGTCGATATCATGCGCCAGATCGCATCAGCGGCTCCGCCTTTAAACTTATCCGCATTGGCACGCGCGAATGTCTCTAGCTGGCTTTGCGCAGCAGCATTCAGCATCGCTCGATGCTGCTTTAGCTTTATTTCGTGAATGGCATCGGCACGCATCTTTTCGAGAGCACGCAAGATAGCGTCACCAGCATCGTTGCCGGACTTTGCCGACTCAAGGAAAGCGGCACTAAACCGCTTGCGCAAATTGTCGCGCTGGGCCTGTGTCAGCGGCTTTCCGTTCGCACCTGTTACGATCTTCGCAAAACACTTGTCAAACATTTGGCCCGCCCTCAATAAAGCACATCATCTGATTTTCAATCGCCCGCTGCGTTTCGTTCACTTCCGCCAGCTCATCGGCAAAACGCTGCTTCAGCTCTGCGCCGGTCAATGTGGATCCGTCCTCAAGCGTGAACGTGGCATTGTCATCAATCGCATCGATCATGTCGTCGGTCGCCTTCACGATATCAGCATCCACTGATGATTGCGTGTCTGGCGTGGTTTTCATCTGCGAAAGATCATCAAGAGGCGACTGCATACCTATGTTTGCATAATCCAGATCGTCGCCAGAATGCTTGACGATGCTTTCGATATTGTTGGCGACCTTGTTGATAAGCCGCTGATCCAGTTTTGTTTTAACGTTTCCAACAATGTCATATGTCTGGTCTACGTCGTTGTATATCGAGTTCATCGCGTCGGCCATTGCCTCGTTGTGGCGGGCCATCATCGTGCCGTCAGCAGGCTTGCCCGGTATCTTGTCTGCAGCGTCAAACTCCAGATTCTTGACCAATGCAGCGTCAACCATGTCGCCTGTTATGCTTTCGCGCGCGCGGATCAATTCTTCAATCTCGCGCCACCCGGATTGTTGCGCCTGCTCCATCAGCTTCACGTCATCCAGCGCGGCAGCGATTTCCGCAGAATTGCGCGCGCCTCTCAGCTTCTGCTGCAGCCGTGATACCGCTGCCTCTGCTGCTTTCGCCCGGCCATACACGCCAAGCTGCGAGCGGATATCGTCAATCTGGCGCTGCACCTCTGCGGCCTTTCCTTTGCGCTCTGCGGATTCTTTTTCGATTGCCTTGCGCTTGGCTTCGCGTGCCGGAACCCCTCGCTGCTTGTATGCGTCAGAAAGCTCTTTAATGCGCCCGGTGTCTGGCTCATCGAATCGTGCCTTGTGCGCTTCAAGGTCTCGCACCTTGGCATCCAGCGCCTTTTTCTCGCCGCGGCTGAATGGGCGTTTTGCTGCCTCAGCCTCAAGCACCTTTAGCCTGGTTTCAGCCTGTTGCGCGACCGTCTGCGTGATTGCATCTGCATTCGTTCTGGCCTGCTCTGCTGTCTGCACTGCGCGTTGCTCTGGCGTTACCGTGACCGGCGCTGCGCTGCCTTCATGGGCAATCAGATCGTTCTGGCGTGACGCTTGTATCTGATCGTCAACGCGCATCTGGATATCTGCCTTTGCCTTGCGGATATCTGCCCATCGAGCAAGCCCGCCGAAGGCCAGACCAAGCACTGCATCAGTTGCCAGCGCGGTCGGATCGAAGATGTTTACCTTGGCCGCTTCTTTGCTATATCCAGCCGCCTGCAGAATGCCGTAATCAGCGGATCGCTCTGCAACGCCAATCCCGATGTTAGAGCCTACGCCATAGCCAAGACGCTGCGCAGTGGCCGATAATGCGCCAGAGCCACGCAGCAATGGGATAGAGAACGGAAGCGCCACGCCAGCGCCAAGCGCAAGGCCTGACGCAGCGCCACGCAGCGCAGAAGTTTGCGCATCAACACCGGAAACTGCGCTATCAATGGCAGTCTGCGTTAATTGCAGCGCAGCAGCTCCAACGACTGGCATGCGCAAAGCAGCACCCACGCCCACCTTGCCTAGCGTAGAGCCGAAACCGTATAGGATTTGCTCTGCTGCGTTATTCAGTTGCGGCTTCTGGCTGTTCCACCATTCACGGTTACGGGCTGCGGCCTGGAATGCTAGGTCTGCATCGTAATCAAGGCCAGCACCTCGCAGTGCGCCTGACGCCGTCGTCAGGATTGTCTGAGGAGCGTTATATAGCACAGCCTCATCAACGCCGAAGAAGAACGCACCAACAGCGCGAAGTGGAGAAACATCCTGATCTGGCCGCGTAATGCCACGCGCAAGCGCGACAGGGTTTTGCTCTCGTGGCTGTCCTACCGCTGCGCTAAGTATCATTGCTCGCTCACAAATACGGTTACAGGTTGGCGCGACTCTGGATCGACTATCAGTTTGTTATTATATAGCACCCGGTACACAGGCCCGCCGTTTGCCACTCCAGCGGGGATCAATTGGCCTCGTGTTTTCAGCGCCTTCAATTCTTCCGCGTTATAGCCAAGCGCCTGCCCCATAGCGCCAAGAGCGTTGCGCGCGTTGTTACTGAATCGCTGCTCGCTCATGTAATAGCTGTTTGCAATCGTCTGCTTGCCATTGAATTTGTAAATCGGGCCCATGGTTACCTTGACGGCCTGCTTGAACAAATCTTCATCCAGCTCGTTGTTGAACGATCCGGATTTTTCCTTTAGCGCGTAATAGGCACGGGTCGCCAGATCGACAGCCAACTTACGCGATTCGGCATCGCTCGCGCCATCTGTGCTGAAAAGCCCACCTGTTACGTCGTCGAATACGCGCCCCTTTGCGGTTTCGATGCTCTCGCCTGTTCCGCCCTGCGTCTTAGTTGGCTTGATGCTGTCGAAGAATGGCTGGCTCTGCGCCCATTCGCCACGCGCAAGCAGTGTTGCAACGTCAGCGCCTGAGGTTGTCCGCGCCTGCTGTTTTACAGCCATTCCGATAGCAGCGTATACCGGTGCGACGTTTTTACCGATTGTCTCAAACGTTGCAGATGCACGCTCAGGCGCTGCTGCGTTGATTGCTGCGACCATATCGACAACACGCGACGGCGGTAGCGTTTTGACAAACTCGCCGAACATCTTGGCTTCGTCATCGTTCAGCAAGCCAGTTGCAAATCCGGTGCGAGACTCAACCTTTGCGGCAAACTTCTTGCGCTCTGCGAATTGCGAGACCATCCCTTGCATGTCTGTGTTGAAGTTGATTGGCGGAACGACTTCGCCAGTTTTGGAGGTGTAGTAGCCATATGCGCCGAGCTGCTTGTATGCGGCCAGGTTATGATTGTGGACTTTGACCATCGCGTCATACCTGGCAAACGCCTCGTCGCGCTTGTCTGGCGTTGCGGCGGTCTTGGCAAAATTCGCCTGTGCTGCGATCAGGTCTTGGCCTGCCGCCAGTGACGCGCCATTCAGTGCCGATGCTGACTCATACGCCTTGATCGAGTCGGACAGCGGTTTTGCCAGAGGATGATCTTGACGCGCCATGATTTCAGCCCGCGTCAGGATTTCCGGAGACACAGGAACGCCAGTACCAGTTCCGACAATCTGGATCATCTGACGGTATTCATCTGTTTGCTGGCTGATCGCTGCACGCTGGTTTGCAAGCGCGGCATGGTCAAGGTGGTCAGCTTTTGCAAGCATCGTCTTTTGCAGTGCGACGCGGGTATCAGGGTCAAATACGTCCGGCAAGTATGAAGCGTCATCCCATAGCTTAGCGTCCTCTCGCAACTTCGCAGAATCGCTGGCGTTATTGATTTTGTAATGCTCGCTGGCAACGTATGCATTCTGAGCTGATCCAGCCGCGTATGCCTGCAATTGCTCTGGCGATAGATTGCTTTTCGCGCCAAGCATGTTGACGACGGTCTTGATCTGTTCAGCCGCGCCGACAGGATCGAGATAGCCAGTGGATAGCAGGCCGTCCACCGTGCCCTTCATGTTGACCGTCACATCCTGACGGATGAATTCCTGCTGCGCCGACAGCACGTCAGCCTGCGACTTGATGCTGTACTGCTCCATTGCTGGTGCTGCAATGCGCTTGATGGTTTCGTCTTGCGTGTCCAGCACGGTGGCGCGGTATTCATCCATTCGCTTCGTGTATTCGCTGGCGACATCCTCAGACTTGACCGCGCCCATGCGCTGATCGTCGTACAACTTCAGCTTGATCTTGTGCGCCGCAATGCCTTGGTCTGCCAGCATCTTGCCAACTCGCGCACTCTGCAGCGTAGCAATCTCTTGCGCTGCGTACTGGCTCATTTGTGCGCCAAGCTGCGCCATCTCTCGCCCAATACCGATATCAGGCTGCTGTGTTGTCAGCTTCCCCTGTACCACCTCTTGTCCGTAGTTACCCAGGTTGATTGCCATGATTACCCCTTAACCGTCACGCCACGCGCTTGTTGATATTGGCTTGCGCCTGCTGCAGCCTGCCCGGCCATCCCAAGCAGAGAGCGAACGACACCGGCCTTGCTCTGGATGCGTGCTAGCTTGCCTTCGTATCGTTGCTGGATGCCTTGCAACTGACCAGACAACACCGCATTCATTGCCGAAACCTCGCTTGTGCGAGTGATTTCTTCCTGAATCTCCAGGCCTGTTCCACGATCCAGGCTCACGCCAGAGATGGCCAATTGCGCCCGAGCCGCGCCCATCGTCTGCCGCGCCTGATCTCGAATAACAGACGCTTGCTTGCGCCCTGCTTCTTCTGACTGTGATGCGTTCCAATCAGCCATTTGTGCTGACTGCTTTGCGCTCTGGTATTGCGTATAGGCATCAAGCATCGATCCGCCCATCTGCAGGCTTGTTGCTGCCAGTGATAATGTAATCGGGTCCATTACTCATGCACCTCCACGGTTCGACGGATGCTTAACACCGTCATTGGCAACGGAATATCAATGCCGAACGTTACCGGGTCGCCATTCTGTGACCAGCCGAGTTGTCTGCTCTCCATGTCGCCAGTGTAGGCGGTGATGGCGGTATCAAGCTCGTCGCGCACATCGAAGTTACGGTGCTGGATATTTTCGCCGGTAAGCGTCAACGCTGGCGTCTGATGAACCCGCGCCATCACGCGGCTGATTCGCGCATTGCGGCCCTGCATCGTTCCATTTAGTTGCAACTCAGGCGGCAACAATTCGCAACTGACGACGATCTGCTTGCCAACGCGCACATCTGCATGCGGCGTCGGTAGTGTGATATTCCCTGATGCGTCTGCGGCAAAGTCGCCAACATACACGTACCCGCCGTTGATCTCTGGCTGGGCCAGCACTTGCACGATCTCGCCATCTTTGTACGGTAGGACGTTGAACGTCGTCCTCAGCGTGTCCAGATTGGTTTCACCGACGCTGTCCTGATATAGGCCGTATTCCATGCGCTCAAGCATGACGCTGGTGCTTGTCCCGCTTCCAAGGTTGCGATAAACAGCCAGCACAACGTAATCCACTCCATCAGTGTTTACCGCGCAGATGCCACGCACATCGCCATCAGTGTCATGCTGCGCCCAGCTGTAGACCTGGTTGATCTTGTCAACGCACACAGATCGCAGAGTGCCGTCGTTCATAAGCGCCCACATAACCGGCTCAGGCTCAGGAACATACGCCAACGCCTTTACGCCTTGCGCGAGCAGGTGCTCAGACAGCAGTGATACATCAGGTGACAACATAGTGTCATCTGCCACGCCACCGTAAGCCATGCTGCGGAGCTTCTTGCCACTACGCTGCATATAGGCAATGTCATTCTCGACATACTCCGGAGCAACTGTTCCTGATCCATAATTGGATTCATTTTTTATCACCGTTCCAGTTGGTTTGATGTTCCCTCCGTTCTCGCCGGATAGCGAGTACTCACCGCCAGCCGTGAAAACGATCAGCGAGCGATTGCTGGCGATGTGCCTGATTTCGTCCGACTTGTCGCCACCAATCGGAAAAAAACAGCCATCATCGTCGTTGGTTCCAATATCGAAATTCGAATAGTCACCGACCTTACTGCCAAACAGGTCGTTCGGGCGAACAGGCGCAGTTGACAGCGTGGCAGATACGCCAGATATCCAGAAGCGCCCACCGTAGAACCCATTAGCCACCGGCTTGTACGATGTTCCGAAAACCTGTCGCTGTATTTGCCACGAACCAGAAACCGCCGTCGTGCTACTGGACAGCTTCTTACGCACGATACCAGTTACCACTGTTGACGACGTGTAGCCGGTCAGTAGCACCGTTCCGCCGTTGATCTTGATGTATTTGTTGTTGCTCACGTCGCCAGAGTAAAACGCAGCAGCGCCAGCGGTAAGCGTAATTGCTCCGCCTTCCTCGATTGATCCAGTGATAGCAAGAGTCGTGAATGGGCTATCCAGAACCATCATTGAATCGGATGGGTTCGTAAACGGGAATGCTGCGACGACTTGTGCCGTTACCTGCGTTGCTGATGTGTACGCCGTAATAGTCGCAAGACCGCCAGAAGATAGCGTTGTTATTTGACGTCCAACGTCGGCAGGAACAAACGGAGCGTTGCCAGCCGCGATGGTGATCGTGATTGATCCGGTAAGCGCTGAAAGTGTTGCGCTGGATCCTGTTGGGCGTGCATCTTCGGTTAGCGGCGGGATATAAAAGCCAAAATCGCTCACATCCCATGCGAAATCATTCTGATGTGTGATCGTCTTAAACTCGTTTCCGGTAGTGATATACAGTGCGCGTCCGTTTTGGCTAATCCTCATGGATTGCGGATTTGCGATTGAAACTGCGATTGTGGTCAGAAGCGTGGCAGCGGTTGGCGTTATCTTAAAAACCTGCACCGACGACGTGCCACTAACGAACACAAGCACATACCCGTTGTCCTGCCACTGGAACGGAACAAGACGGATGTTTGTTGCACTTGTTCCAAGGCCGCCTAGGTGGCGAGTGCCTGGCCGACGGATAGCGCCACCAGTGACAATGCCGTGACAGTTGCGCATGCTCTTTACCGAGTTCGCATAACGCGCGAAATCCACACGGCTGTACATGCGCGGCGATACCTCGCCTGCCGTGAAGTTGGTCTGCAGGTGCTCGACTTTAGCCATAGCTGCGATTCCGGATAAATGGGCTGTCAGAGAATGCAGGGATAGTTCCCTGCTGCCCGTCAGCGCATCGAGCGCGTCGCAGCTTAGCCTGATATAGACCCTCGTAATACTGCGCATTCTGCATGTTGCTGGTTATCGGGTACGCCAGCGCGGCGGCCATAGCATGTGTCAGAACATCAACAAATCCAGCATCCCACGTGCTTCCATCGTCGATATAGGCGAGATACTTGAGATACACTGGGTTAACGTCAGTCAGCAGTTGCGAGCCTTCCACAACGTAATCAACAGGCAGGGATTCGTTCGTATCGATGGATTTAACAAGCAGGCAGTCAGACGGAATTTGATAGGCGTAAGCCCAGCCGAACGCCGGAGCAGCGACCAGCGGCGATAGCACGACGCGCTTTGTGAACGCATCCCATGTGTGCGCCCTGATTGTTGCTGCGAGTGTTTGCGGGAATAGCTGAGAGCATAGCCTCGCCCGGTCGTTGTCCTCGGCAAAATCAGCGATTGCATCAGCGCCAAGCAGATTCAGCGCAGACGAACAGACGGAAACCTTATTAGCCATGTCTTACCTCACGAAAAAGGGGAGCCGAAGCTCCCCCGTATTATAGCGCAATCAAGCACTTAGTCCTGAACGTAGCAGCCTTTCAGGGTAATTACCTGACCAGCCAGCAGCCCAGCACCAGCAACGACCGATTGCACGGTGGTTTTCGCTGTGGTGACGAAGCCAGTAGCGCCGTTGGTTTCAGCCGCTTTGCAGGTGAACTCAGCCGCCGAGGCCACCGACGAAGCCGCCAGATAGCGAGCAGCCGATGCAGAATCACCAACGTTCAGCGTGCTCGATGCAGTGCCAGCAGCGCAACCAAGGATGGTCTGATAACCAACAAGGCGAGCGCCTGCAGGTAGATCAATCCAGCGAATCACGTCGCCAATCGACAGGCCGCCGACCGGAACAGTGTACGAACTCATGAAGTAGCGCAGCTTGCCTTCCGAGCTGGTTGCCTCCGGGCGATTGGTTGCGCGTGTGGTACTTACCTGTGCATCGTAAATCGAAGCGTTATAAGAAGCCATGATCTGTTATTCCTTTCTGTTATACGCAAGCGATTTCAACAACACCGGCATCTTCTGCACGGGCAGCGCCTACCGAAGCCTTAGCCAGAACCTGCCAGCTATCCTTCTGCGGGATGCGCTCAATCGAGCTGTTTACATCCATGCCGATGCCGTACTCAATGGCCTTAGGAGCGTAAGCATAAACCAGCGTGTCAGAGCCGCTCAGCGGCATCAGGCTCGACGGCAAGCGCACGAAGTAGAAGCCCATGAACGTGTTGATTGTGCCAGCCACCAGCGCCTTAACCGAGTTGTAGTCGGAATTGGTGACGGTGCTGTCTGCCAGCAAGTTATCGATCTGCTTGGTTGTACATGCCAGAACATATGCAGGCTGGCTCAGGTTGCCCCATTCATCCTGCTTGTTCATGTGGTTGCCGGTACGAACGAACCAGTCCGAATCATCCATCTCTGCGTCATCCAGCAAGACCTTCGCTTGGCGCAGTTTTGCCAGAGTCAGTCCAGCGCCGCCAGCAGTGATCTTTTGGCCACTAGGCAATGCACTGGTGCCGGAAGTTGTGCGAACCGCGCCGCCCAGCGCGTTGATGATGGTCTTGTCTTTGCCACGGTTAATGGCAGAGATCAGCTCCTGGTTGTATGCGTTGGTCGGCTCAATCAGAAGCTTGATTTTGTCCATCGAATCAATCAGTTCTGCCTTTGTCAGGTCAACCATGTCAGCAAATCGGCGGGAGTTCTGCAGGTTCGCATAGGTCAGATCAGCATGGCGCGAGCGGTTGAAATCGGCCTCAGTGGTGCCGAGAATATCAACGCTGAACGATTCGCCGACAACATTGCCGGGCTTGCGACGGGTGAAGGACTCAAGACGCGACACACGCTGAGATGCAGTGGTGTGAAACATGTCTTGATACTGGTTTACAAATGCAATATCAATAGAATTGGACATTCCAATTTCCTTTCAAATCAATAAGTTAAATACCTTACCGTTTGAAGGTTATCGGAATGTCCGGCCTTCTTACTGGCTTATTGGCGTGCTGCGTTGGCGTAGTGCGCCTTAACGCGTGCATGAACCATTGCATGCTCAGGATGGTTCGGGTTGACGTAAGCTGGGCTTGCCATCAACGCCTTAACGCTCTCCTGCGGCATGATTGCAGCATGATTGATTGGCGAATCTTCCTTGAGGCCTGCCCCTAACTTGGCTAGTAGCTTGATGGCCGTCGGATTATTGCCAATGTCGTCAATTAGCATTTCCTTATCAGCATAATGCTCGAATGCCTTCTTTGCAAGCATGACGTTGTTTTTGTACGTCTTTTCGTCCGGCCACGCTTGGCGCAACTCTGCTTCTGCACGCGCAGGATTGGGCGCAACTTCGGCAAGATGGCTTTCGATTTCGCTACTCAGCGACGGCAAAAACTCATTGAGCACGGCATTGAACTGCGCATTCGTCATGCCAGCCGCGTGCGCCTTTTCGCGGAAGCCATCCACCAGTTC